AAGATCCAATTTGGGATTTTGTAGCAGGCACAGAAATCTATATTCCTAAGAAACGAAATCTACAACAGATTATAGGAGGTTAAATGGCATTTACTAATTTCCTTGCAAATGGCATCGCTGGCGCTACTAAAGCCGCTAGGGATTTTAATCAAAATATAAATGTTTTTTCAAATTCAGTTAGTGAAGTTTCTACAAATCTTCGTAACGCTAGAGAAACTGTACAAGAAAAATTAGAAAGACTTGGCGGCCCGTACAATGACGTAGCAAGTAATTTACCAACTTCTTTACCTAATCTTGCCTCAGGTATAAATTTAATTCCTAACGGGATAGGAAATTTAACTGGAGCATTTGCTTCTCTTACTTCGGCATTAACAGGAGGCAGTGCAGATAAAACACTTTTATCATTATTTGATCCTAACTCTAGTAATACAGTAAGTTTAGGTCAAGGTATAGGCGGCAGTGGCTCGTCAAGTGTTGGAGGCTCTAATCAAGCATCATTTAGTACTTCTAGATTGCCTAATCCTTTAAGAAAATTTTCTAGTCACAACTATATTATTAGTTTAGGAATTCTTACAAGATCTCAGTGCAATAGTCCTAATTCAACTTACAGGTCATCTGGCCTAACTAATATAATTTTAAGCAGCGCAGGCGGCAATTATAATAAACGACAAACTACAGCTACAGAAGATACGTTTGGACCGCATGGAGAATACTATATAGAAGATATAGAAATAGATAGTATGATAACTCACAATCAAACTACAGGACCATCAAATACCACAGGCATTACATTTAGTGTTACTGAACCTTATTCGATGGGACAATTTCTAGAATCATGTGCAGCCGCAGCAATAGAAAATAACTATCAAAATTTTACGGCTGCACCGTATTGTTTAGAGATTAAATTTGTAGGCTACGATGACGCAGGCAACTCAATTCCTAGCGGTGTATCTCCTAAATATGTTCCTTTCATGTTCACCGATATACAATTTGACGTAAGTGGTAGCGGATCAACATACCAAATTGAAGCAATACCATATAACGAACAAACAACTATTGATCAAATACAAGAATTAAAACAAGATAATAACTTACGAGGCGAAACTGTAGCCGAATTGTTGCAAACTAATCCTACAAACGGTCTTACAAATATAATGAATCAACGGATTGAAACACAAGAAGACGTAGGAGTAGTATCTACAGGAGATAGGTATATTATTTGTTTTCCTCCGCAAGGACGAGATATACAAGAAGCAGTTGATAATGCAACTGCTCAGTTCCAAGCTGGCACTTTAGGTTCGGGATTCGATGCAGCAACAATTGATCCTGGGCTTGCAAGAGCAGCTGGAATCACAGCACAAGTTGCAGGAGGCGGCGGCTTATTTGAAAAGTTAAAAGCATGGGCAAATAATCCTGCTAATATTAGTACAATCGGATCTTCGCCATTAATTTTAGATGTAAATGAAGCAGGTGACAGACCGAGTGCATTTGCTGATTTAAGTATTGATATTGATAATGTTTTAAGACCTGTACAACGAAATGCTGAATCAGCACAAATGACTGAAAATGAAAGAAACTTCCAAGTTACACAGGGCACACGACTAATGGAAGTTATTACAGATACAATAGTTCATAGTCAGTACGGAAGACAAATTATCGAAGGACCTAACCCCCAAGGACAATATCAATGGTTTAAGGTAGATTTAAAAACATATGTCGAATTTGACACAGATACTTCGTTGCGAACAGGCAATGATCCTTTAATTTATGTGTATGAAGTAAAACCGTTTTTAGCAGACGAATCATTTTTTCAAGGTCCTAGTAGAAGATCTAATGCTACGTCTATACTAAAATCAAATGCATTAAAAACATACAACTATCTTTATACTGGTCTTAATGAAGATGTGTTAGATTTTAATATAGAATATAAAATGGCATTTTTTGAAGCTATGTCGGCTGATTTGCATCAGCTATCAAATGGAAGAAGAAGCGGCGCAACAACTGAAGCAATTGACGGTGGAGCCGAACCTAATACCAATCGTGCTTCTGCTGGAACAACTGCAGGTAATTCTGCAGATCCTAATGAAGTATCACCTCGTCAAATAGATAGTATAAATTCTGCAATTCAATCAGGCGGTACTCGTATAGGACAAATAGATTCACATAAAATAGGCGTTGCAAATATTTTTAACAAAGCACTAACAGAATCAGTTAGTGATTTAATTAATGCTGATATAGAAATTTGGGGAGATCCGTATTTTATACCAGATAGCGGTATGGGGAATTTTACTGATCAAGCAGTAGCAGGTGCGCCAGGAGTTACAACCGGAGGCACAATTGAAACACTTAATCAAGAAACTTTTATTTTAGTTAATTTTCGATTGCCGTACGATTACGATGCTAGTACAGGACTTATGACTTTTAGTAGATTACAGCGTCAATTTAGTGGATTATATGAAGTAATTAGTATCCTTAATAAATTCAAAGATGGCGTATTTACTCAGACATTAAAAGTAATGCGAAGAAGAGGTCAAAGTGACGAAGGCACAGGCGATACACAACCGGTTATAGAAGATCCTAATGCAGATCTTTCAGAAGGCGCCCTTAATGAGTTTGGAGGACCTGGAGGTCCTGTAGGTGGCCGAGATGCTGACCGTCTTAGTAACGACCAAGCTGCACAACCAGGCGCACCTAATTCTGGTGCTAACGCAGTTGGTACTGCTCCTAGTGTAGAAGCAACTGGCCCTCCGATTGGTACTACACCTCCGTCAATATCATACAATCCTGCCTTTCCTGCTAGAACAAGAAATCAAGCAATACAACCGCAATTACTTAATATTTTACAAAGTGCAGCAGAAGAAGCAGGAGTAAGAGTTGTAATATGGAGCGGTGGCCAAGATATTAGAGGCCGAGGAAATAACCGAACTGGCTCTAAAAGACATGATGCAGGATTTGCAGCAGACGTTGATTTATACGATGGAACTAATCGATTAAGTGTAAATGACCCTGAAGATTTAGCAATAGTACAAACTTTTGCTCGTGCCGCAAAAGCAGCCGGCGCAACAGGATTTGGCGCAGGCAACGGCTATATGAGTGATAATCGATTTCATGTCGATATAGCTGACGATAACAGTATTTTTCCAGGTGAATCTAACTACGGTGTTAGGTCTTGGGGCACTCCGGATGCACGCTCGGCAGGTGCTCCGCAATGGCTTAGAGACATAATGAGATAAAATTTATGAGAGCAGTAATAGCAATAGGAAGTGAAGACGCAGCAGGCACAAATAGTGCAGCTAATCTTTCTTCAACAATAGAAAATTTAAGAACACAAGGATTTACAGAATTTGCAGTTGTTCCTCCTAACGTTGAAGTTAGTGCTTCTCGATTTAATGAGATTTCCTCAGCTGCACAAACAGCTGGAGCAGCAATAATTAATGGAGCTTATAATCCAGCTGATCCTACTAGATTAACTCCTACAAGTGCAGCAAATATTAGACGACAGTTTGCTGATGCAACAGTTATTGGCGATAGTAATGCAGTACGAATAAATGGCGGTGTTATTAGTGACTTTGCTAATACCGATTTTTCAACTACTTCTCTAGTAAATGCAATATCTTCGATAGGCGGATCTCCAGATTTATTAGATCCTAGAGCATTAGCAAATGCAGGCTTAGCTGAAGGAGCAAGAATATTTCAAGGTAATTATGATACAGCATCTGAGGCACTTAGAAACATAGGAGGCAGAACATTTGTAGTTCCTAGAGGACCAGATGCAGGCGGAATTACAAATACTTCTTCAGGCGCAGTAGAAGCTACAGCACCGCAAGCACCTGATGCAGCACAGCAACGATTAGCACAAGTAAGTAGTACAAGGCCATATGTTCCAATTCAAACTTTAGAAGATAGATACGATTTTCTTACTGGAAGAAAAGTGTTTAGTACAGCAGGCGATGGCCCAGTTGGCACAGGCGGCGGCTCGGGTCCCGGTCTAGGCGGCGGAACACGTAATATAAAAGGTGTCCGAGCAACAGCACCTGCTTCCTTTACTAATACACCAAACAATACTACACCAACAACATATGGTCAAACTAATACCGAAGAAGGCAGATTTACAAGTTCAGCAGGCGAAAACTATACACAATCTGATATAGATAGTGTAGAACAATTAAGAAGTTTTAATACGGATTTAGAACCCGGACCTGCCAAAGCAAGATTAACGCCAGGCGAACGTGCCTATGCAGTTGAGCAGGGATACATAAAATAAATGGCACAATTAACAAGAACTACATCTGATAATAGCAGTTACGGAGCAGGTGGCCCGTACGAAGCCATTGTGGTAAATCACTTAGATACAACTTACATGGGAACACTGGAAGTAGAATTACTAAAATATACAACTACAGGTAATAATCCAGAAAGAACTGGCCAAACTTATACAGTAAGATATTTGAGTCCATTTTATGGAGTAACTCCGCAACGTGATCAACAACAAAATGACGGATATGATTTTACACAAAAAAGCTACGGATTTTGGATGGTTCCTCCTGATGTCGGAACAAAAGTTATTGTGTTATTTTTAGAAGATAATGCTGCACACGGTTATTGGATTGGGTGTGTGCAAGATCAGTTTATGAACTTTATGATTCCGGACGGTAGAGCAAGTACAAAGACTACTACTGAAGCCACACCTAGTGTATTACGTAATTTAAAATTACCAGTTGGCGAGTATAATAAACGAGTTGAAACAGGCGAAGGTAAAGATCCTACAAAATTTAAAAAACCTTACAATAAAGATTTTACACAAGTTTTAGAAAATCAAGGTCTTTTCAAAGATGAAATTCGAGGCACAACAACAAGTAGTGCTAGACGAGATATCCCGAGTATGGTTTTTGGATTTAGCAGTCCTGGACCGTTAGACAAGCGTCCAGGCGCTCCGAAATATGCATACGGAAACCAAAAATCTAAAGCTGAACAATTTTATAATAGATTGGGAGGAAGTAGTTTAGTATTTGATGACGGTGATGATAAGTTTATACGCAGAGTACATGCAGAAAACGGACCACCTGAATATGCAAATGTTGAAGCAAATGATGTTCAAGGTGATCAAACTATTCCGCATAATGAATTAGTTAGATTAAGAACAAGAACCGGACATCAAATTCTTTTACACAATTCAGAAGATTTAATTTATATTGCAAACAGTAGAGGTACTGCTTGGATTGAATTAACAAGTGATGGTAAAATAGATATACATGCTGATGATAGTATAAGTTTAATGACCGGCGCTGATTTAAATATCACAGCAGAGCGTGACATTAATATGGAAGCAGGCCGAAATATTAATATGAAAGCTACAGCAAGATATAGCGGTGTCCAACAACAAGACATCAATGGCAATGAATCTGGTAGAATTCAATTAGAAAGTGTGTTTAACACAAATATTGATGTAGGTAAGAATTATAAACTAACTGTGCATGAGTTTTCAGATACAGTTGTTGAAAATAAAATGAAAGTTCTTGTGAAAGATGATTATCATTTTCACACCAATAAGACTAGATATCAACGTTCAGATGCTATGACACACGAAACAAGTGGGTTTAGCTGGTATCGTAAAAGTGATGGTAATATCAATGATTTAGCATCAGGCATTGTTGCAATTGATGCCGGCGGCGGCGGCGGACCAGATATCCATCTTAACAGTAATTTAGCTCAATCTGCAACAACTCCTGATGACGCTGTTCCGGTTACAGTTTTATCTACTGTTGGATTAAGTTATGTTCCTCCTGGTAGTAATAATTTAGAAGGATATGACAGTATATTATGTAGAGCGCCGCAGCACGAGCCATGGCCGCACCATGAAAATATGAATCCTTTAGCTGTTAAGCCTCCCGAAACTGACAGAGAAAAACCAGGCTCGTTAGTTGAAACTCAATTTAGGCCATTAACGCCAGATACCTTCTTAAAAGGCGGAGATACTAGAGCATTTAATTCACAGCAAAGAAATAGAATAGCAGGCGAAGGCTCTCCTGTAACAGCAGGCTCAGCACCGACAACAGGAATTTCTAACTCAACCGTAGATCCTTTAGGTCCTGATGCAACAGATCCAAGAGGAACAGATCAAAGAGGCGGAACTACCTTTACTGGACAAGTGCCCGGCGACTTAATTGACTTTCTCAAAGCTAAAGAAGGGTTTGCTCCGAGAGCATTTTGGGATTATGCACAATACAGTATCGGCTATGGAACTCGTGCATTAAATGCAAATGAAGTTATAACTGAACAAGAAGCAGAACGCCGCCTTGGAGACGAAGTTGCACGATTTAGACAAGAAGTTATACGTTACGGACAAGATAACGGATATAACTGGACAGGTCCTCAAATTGATAGTTTAACTAGCTTCACATATAATCTAGGTACAGGAAAATTAAGCGAAGTAACTGATAACGGTACTAGAGATAATAATACTATTGCAGAAAAAATGCTTCTTTATGTAAATGCTGGCGGTAAGCCGTTGCAAGGTCTAATTGAAAGACGTAGAGATGAAAGTGCTTGGTTTAGAAGTGGCATACAAGCTGAAAGATAAATATTGTTATGAGTAATTTAGAAAAAAATCTATATAAGAGAGTTTCTGTTGCACCTGCAAAAACAGAAGATTTAAGCAAAAATAAGGTTGCTTATAGAGGATTTTCTACGACAGATATAACAAGAGATAGTTACAATCTTTATAATTTTGAAATTGTAAAACAAGACATCGTAAATCATTTTCATATTAGAAAAGGTGAAAAATTAAGCGATCCAAATTTTGGGACTATAATTTGGGATGTATTATTTGAACCATTTACAGAAGAGTTGCGAGAAGCTATACTTGATGATGTAACTACAATTATAAACTATGATCCTAGAGTAAATGTATCGAGAATACTTGTTGATAGTTATGAAAGCGGAATACAAGTAGAAGCCGATATTATTGTTATACCTTACAATTTACAGCAAACTATGCAGTTCAAATTTGACCAGGCAGCAGGCCTAACAGATTAAACACGCATATAATTTAATCACATAAATACATTAAATGTAAGGATAGGTAAATGTCAGTATCTGATAGACAGAATAGACTTCTAATTAATCAAGATTGGAAAAGAATTTATCAAAGTTTTAGAAACGCAGATTTTCAAAGTTACGATTTTGAAAACCTACGTAGAACTATGATTCAGTATCTTAAAGAAAACTATCCAGAAGATTTTAACGATTATATTGAAACATCAGAGTACATTGCTCTTATTGACCTAATAGCATTTTTAGGACAAAATTTATCTTTCCGTGTTGATCTTAATTCTAGAGAAAACTTTTTAGAAACAGCAGAACGCAGAGAAAGTATTTTAAAACTTGCGAGATTAGTTAGTTATAACCCAAAACGTAATCAAGCAGCAAACGGTTTATTAAAGTTAGAATCAGTTAAAACAACAGAAAGTATTTTAGATAGCTCGGGTCTAAATTTAAGTGGAACAACTATAAGTTGGAATGATCCTAGTAATGCACAATGGTTTGAGCAGTTTATAAAAATATTAAACAATACATTGCCAGTAAGTAACCCTATTGGACAACCTATTCGAAGTGCAGACATCGACGGCGTGCCTACTGAACAATATAAAATTAATTCTTTGAATACAGGACTTCCTGTTTATACATTTTCTAAAAATGTACAAGGAGAAAGTACAAAATTTGAGATTGTTTCGACAGCAATTAACGGCGGATCAATAGTTGAAGAACCACCGTTACCTGCAAATAATCCTAGTTTTGTATATAGAGATGACGGTCAGGGTGCAGGAAGTTCTAACACAGGATTTTTTATGCATTTCCGTCAAGGAAAACTTGAAAGAGGCGAGTTTAAAGTTGATAGTCCTACACCTAATCAAATAGTAGGCATAGACGCAACAAATATTAACAACAGTGATGTTTGGTTATACGGTCTAGATTTAAATGGTTTTGAAAACGAATTATGGACTAAAGTTGATGCTGTTGAAGGAAACAATGTAATATACAACAGTTTATTAAAAAATGTTAGAAATGTATATGCAGTAAGTTCTAGAATAGAAGACAGAATTAATTTAGTATTTGCTGATGGCGTGTTTGGCAATACACCTAGCGGAAACTATAGAGTATATTATAGAACAAGTGCAAATAGATTTTTAAATATTACACCGCAAGGTATGAATAATATTAATATAACTATTCCTTATGTAAGTAGAAGCGGAACAAGCGAAAAACTTACATTGACATTTAGTTTAAAATCGTCTGTAGGTAATAGTACTCCTGCAGAATCTAATGCAAGTATTAAACAAAATGCTCCTGCTACTTATTATACACAGAATAGAATGATAACAGCTGAAGATTATAATATTGGCCCGCTAGGAGTAAGCCAAGATATTTTAAAAGTTAAATCAGTTAATAGAATATCAAGTGGTATAAGTAGATATTTTGATTTCGAATTATAGGCAATATAGTATTATAAACTGCGCCTTCAATATCAGTCTGTGTTGTAAAATTAAATTTAGATTTATCTAAAAATTCTTCTCTATATAGTAATCCATCGTTA